ATAAAAAATTATGTTATTTTCTTCTTTTAAGGTTAAATATAAAAAATGTTCTTTTTCAATTACGGGTTGTACAAAAACTTGTTTATCTTCAAAATGATTTTTAATTCTCACTAGATCTCTCTGCGAAAATAAACGGCTAACACCTTTGCTAACTAGTTTATCGTCTAATTCACCACTAACTCCGGCCACGTGCATTCCTATTATAGCGTTATCTAATGTTACTAAAATAGAACCACACATACCTTCTCCTTCGGAATCATACATAATTGACGATTCCTCTAGCAAAGATTCGTATCCGTTGATATCATACTCATATTTAACTGTAGAATTTAAATCATTTATATTATCATCTAAATCTATAACGGTTTGACTTGTAGCTAAAAACAATTTAGATGAACTGGGATCAAGAGAAAAATTTATTTTTTTATAATAAAAAGGAGCATTTTTAGGTAATTCCCAAATAGACCAATCTTTCTCATAATCATGATCAACCAGAGATATAAACATAGAGTCGTAAGCTCTCATATTAGTTTTATTATGTGTGGTTAAATATACTTCTTTAGATACACCTAAATTTTTAAATGGATGAAACACAGTTAAAACTTTATTTCTAGATATTAAACAGTTTAGTTTTACATTTCTTTCTTTATTATCATCATCTATAAATTTAAAAGAACAATATATTGTATTTGTGGCATATCTACGTAATTGTGGTATTTCCGGTATAATTTCTGAATTTATATTAATAAATGATTGAGGAAGTATATTTTTAATTTTAAATGGTTTTTTCTTATTTGATTTATAATGTAAAGGTTCTATTTTTGTGTTTTCAACTGATTCTTGTTGCTTTTCTTCATTTGTGTTTTTTATATAGCTATAAAAACCATAACATAGACCCATAGATAGAGATAAGATTAATCCTATCCCTAACATTGTTTCATTCTTACAATCTATTTCACTAGCAACATCTATTAAAGAAGCAATTTGTTCAAACACATATGATAAAACGTAATCCCAACTAGGCATTTTTGCTAATATAGAATCTATAAATTGATTTAAAACTTCA